TATCTAATACTGTATCAATTTGACTAGGAAATCTAATATAATCGTTTAACGGAGTAACAGATTCTATACTAATACCTAAATGAAATTCTTTAAAATTCTTCATTAAATTTTTTAATCTATCTGAATAAATTGTTCCGTTGGTTGTAGTTCCTACGATTATATTATTAGATATCCCTGATTTGATTAATGCTTCACATATTGTATAAAAAGATTCTTCAAATAATGTTTCTCCACCAAGAAAATGAATGTATTTTAAGTTAGGAATTTTTATTATTTGAGATATAAATTTTTCAACAAGAACGTTGTTTCTTGTCCAATTTTCTGCGATGTTTTGTATGGTAAAAATTTTAGAATCAATTTGATTTAGTTTTTGGTATTCTCGTTGCAAACGACTACTAGAATGTGGGTGACACATTATACATGAACTATTACAAGTATTTCCCAAATCTACTTGTAGATCAACAGGATACAAATTTGCTAGTCCGCGATTTTCTAAACTAAATTTAAAATTATCATAATGTGGACTACTACGTAGAGTTAAATCAAATTCCTTAATTTTTATTCCACTTTTAAGTAATTGTCGTTGTCTACCATTTAATTTTCCAAAAGACTCTTCGTAGTAACAGTTACTACATTGGCTCAATTGTTTTCCTTGAAGTATGTCATTTCTCATATTGCACATAACTTCATCATTATAAAATTCAAGCAAGGTATGAGTGTGTATTGATTTATCAGTGGTTTCATATAAAGACCAACGACAAGTTGTATAACTTCCATCGGAATTTATTCTAAAATGAAACCACGGACTAGAACAAAAGGTTTTGTCAAACATTAATCAATGATACCAAAGTTTGCCCAATTTGACGCACCTAAACAAATCCATCCCATTGGGCCACCTGGATTGGGACTTGCATTCCAAACTATATGACCACGTTGACTTACATAATTAGGAGGATTTTCTGAAGAACTAAACTTCATACTCCCGATCTGGAGATTATCAATTTTTACAGATCCATCAACATCTAGAATTAAGTTTTCTTTATTGTTTGATGATAAAATTAATTTTTGTTGTCTAGGTGTTCCAAAAAATCCAATATCTTTTTGTTTTTTGCTTACAATAATCTCAATTTCGTCATCCCATATTGCCAGTGCTGCACTGGGCTCAATGGTATTAATACCAGTTCTTTTGTTATTAACATATAAAGTTTCTCCTAATAGAGTTTCGCCCGATACTTGCAATTCTTTAACTAAACCTAGTTTTTGTAAATTACTCTCAGTAATAGTCGAACCTAGTTTGTTTTCATCGATAATAGAAGAACCATTGATAGTGATTTTAGTTAAATCAATTCCGTTCGTTTTAATTTTATCAAATACTAAATCGCTGTATCCGCTAAAAAACTTTGTATTTAATTTATTAATTACTGATACTCCACTGTCATTAATCAAAGTTTGATAAAATTGTGATTCAGCTGGAATATTTCCGTTAACAATAAAATTTCCATTAATAACCATACTACCCTGTACAGTTAAATCCTTTGTAATTAAATTATTTTCTACAACAGTAGCTTCATCTAGAATAGTCAGCGCAATACTAGATGATCTATCATCTATTCCTGTACTACTAAATTCTTTAATAATACCACCATGAATATTATCTCCAGAGATCAATGTTGTAAAATTAATTGCATTTGAATGAATACTGTTTTCGGGAAATATGTATTCTTGCATTCTGTCATTAATAATTACACTAACAGCATCCGACATTGCTTTTTGAAAATTTACATTTTTAATTTTAGAGTTTATTTCTTCTTCTATTTTTTCAGAAGCATTTGCTTGAATTTGATCTATTGTAAGTTTAATTTTTTCGGAGATTCTTCCTTCTAATCTTTTTGAATCAATTTGATATTCTGATACTTTTTTCTCAAAAGCAGTACTTGCGGCCTGTTTTATATATTCAGCGAAATCATAATTTTCAAGTTTATTAGAAATTGTTACAGCAACGATACGGTCAACCTGTGTTATTACATTGGCTGTAATATCACTAACTAATCCTTCTACAATTTTTCCTAGATGTTGATTAAGATCCATTTTCAAATCGAATACTTATGACATGTTCATAATTTTTTTTGATTAAACTTTTATACATTAAGTTTTTGTGTACACTAAATCCTACTGCTCCGCTGTCTGCACTAAATTTTGCTAATTGTTTAAAAAACATAGCTCTTCTAGCATATGGTCCCCAACACACTAAATTATTATCGACTATTTCAAAAATTTCAGTTGACCATATATTTTTATCATTCTGATCATGATCATGATATTCTACAAATACAGTTTTGCTTTGTTGTCGCTTAATTACAGCCGGTATCGAAAACTCTTTATCCTTAAACTCTTGGTTTTTATAATCCTTACAAGTAGTTATCAAATACTCTTTGGTTACAAAACAAATTTCATTTACTAAATTTTTTTGGTGTTGATCAGTTTCACTAAAAGTAAAATATTCATCTAATGCAATAGTTACATCAAAAAATTTTTCATAGCTAGATAAATTGTTTATATGAATGTATTCAAATTTAACATTACTATTTTTTAAAAATAATTTAATTTCATCATTTATTTTTGTAACATATATATTTTTTGTTTTATCCATTAATATTGCCGGATTGAAACCAACATAAAGAATCGAATTAGGTACAAAATTATGAAACTGTGAAACATTATATATAATTTCTTGCTTTTTTTTAATAATTTCGTTTTGCTTAGAGTGAGTTTGGAACGCTCGAAGTAAACAAATAGTATAATTTTCAAAACTCATGATAACCTTTTTTATTATTAGTAAGTTATTTATTGAGTTTGTCGAACTAAGTCTAACGTAACACAGTGAAATCCACCACCTAGAGTACGGCTATGTCTTAGTTCGAGAGGTAAAACTAAAACATTATAATCTTCTAATATCTTAATCAATTGAGTTTGATTTTTATCTACAATTACTGTAGTTGGGTCAACAACAAGCATATTTAATGCTATCCATTTGCTGGCATATGGATATTGATAAAATCCTTGTTCCACAACTTCATCTATCCATACTACCTCCCAATTGTCAAACACTTGAGGTAAGTTAGACATATTTACTCTGCTAGCATTTACTACCACCAACCCCTCTCTAATAGGAACTATTGTGCTATCAATATGTACTCCGGAATAGAAGTTACATACTTCTAATTTAACACCAGGAAATTTATTCCGCAACCAATTTGCAGCCTTAATATTACCACTAGCACTTTCTAAAAAAAGCATAGTATCGTTAAGTCTTAATACATTTGCCGCATCTAATATCATGCCTTCATCTCTAGGCATGCGATATACTGTGTCTGCACGATACACAACATTATCTAATGCTTCTATTTCCATGTCTCTGCAAGGATACATCATAGCTGGATCTATTATAGTATCCTCATAAACTAATAAACGGTCTCTAGGACAATAACCGTACATACCACCACGTTCTTGGTAATTTATTGCCTTAGGTCTGTGTACCATGGCCCCACATTTTTCTAACACTAATGCTAACATATCTAAATCTTCGTTGGCCTCATCTATTATCCAGTCCGGTACTGGTCCACTGGGCACCGGACTTTCTTTCCATGTTGTTTTTTCACTTTCAAGCGCGAATACCGGATCATTGCTAGGCCAATTAGCATAACAGGCTCTACCAACAACTATTTCTTTAACTGCATCCCATTCATTTATACTGTACATTAAACGTGTCCTGTGATCTGCAAAGTGTATCTTGGTGTGTTACCTAAATTAGCGGCCATATGTGGCGCATCCCAGGACCATATCAGTGTAAATCCTCGAATCCATTCTACATAAGGAACTCCACAACACTCAGCGTAATGTCCCGACTGCCATGGTTCTAAAAATATTACGGCCCTACGTATCCTATCTTCTTGTCCTTGTAAATTAAACAATTCGATATATCGACGATATGTGTCAATATGTGTAGGCAACATACTACCAGGATCCATTCGATAATACGAAGTGCCGATGTCCTTCCAATCTAAGGATTCGAAAAATCCAATAAATTCTTTATTCCATGATGGTTGTGGGTTACGCATATCGCACATATATCCACCAAATGGTCCTCGAAATCCAGCATCCTCCCATTCAATCATTGTACCAGGATCGTTAAATTGTTCTTTACTATAACTTAATGTTTTATATTCATCGTCCCAGAAGGGATCCATATTAAAATATTCGTGTGTTGCCATAATGTATGACCTCATAATCCTTATCTGTTTTGTACTGTCTCCATGGATCTACTACAACACTACCTGGTTCTAGATCAATATATAATTCTTGTTCTATTTGTTTACCGGTATACCCATAAGTAATAGAGCTATTGTGTGCTAAAAAAGCTATCACTGGTAAGCCTGTAAACGGAGGGCTATCTCCTGTTAATGGGTCAACATAATAAAACTTTGCTTGTATTTCATCTAGATAATGTCCTAATAATAAACTATAACTTCCATCTAATATATCTACATCGGGTTTGTATGCTTTTCCAAGAATCAAAATGGGAAGATTTTTACCTAGTTGAATACGTTTTAAGTATCTGGCCAGATTAAGGGCCTGTGCTTCCCTTGCACTCATAATAGTATCAAATATATCGTACCCTAAATTTAAATTTTCTGCTAACCAACGTAGTGCAATATTATCTCTAGGATGACAAGGGCCGGCATCTCCCATGCCTGCTGTCATATACTTAGAACTCATGATACGTGTGGTACTATCGGCTAGTGCTTTTGTTACTACATCAACATTAATATTACCCTGTTTAACCGCAACATCTTGTATCATATTAACAAGAGCAATCTTTGTACTAATAAATGTATTGTAAAAAATTTTAATTGATTCCGCTTCGTCCCATGTACCTACCACATATCGAGGATTGTTTTCCATTAAGGGTTTATAAAAGTCAATTAATATTCTTGCATCTCCGGTTTCACTACCATCTTCTGTACCAATTATAACCATTTCAGGATTCACCATGTCCCATTCTACACTACCCATAGCAATAAGATAAGGATTATAAATGAATCTTGGCACAGTAATGCAATCTCTTAATTCTCTACGCACAGTTCCGGGTAGCACCGTTGAAATTAAAACTATAAGCTGGTTTGGGCTTGCCCACACATCTATTTCTTTAAGAACATTTTTTACTATCGTGTAATCAAAATCTTTATTAGGTAAATGTGTTATTGGTTTGGAGCCGTCATAGTTAGGATCATGAGGTGTTTGCACAGCAACAAAAATAATGTCTTTACTAGTTATAGCTCCACGCAAATTATCTGATATTTTTATCTCGTCACTTTGTCTTGGGTAAATATCATATCCGGTTACTGAATACTTTGACGCCATAACTTCGGCACATGTTAATCCTAATTTTCCTAACCCAATAAATCCAATTTCCATATGTTTTCCTTAGATGCGTTCTATGATGTAATTTTTAAAAATTTGCTAGAGCCAGTTGGTATTTCTTCATTTTATTTTTCCAAATTTGGTTCTATATCCTGGAACGATATAGAACCAGTGGCGCCACATACCTTTTATAATGCAAGATATCTTTTCTTTTGTGATCAAGAACCAATTAATCATAAAATTTACGATTATGCTTATGCAGCATTGCCGCATAATGCAACACCACATTCAATGGGGCTATGGTTTGCTCATTATAATACTTCACTTTGCGAACTTCGATATTTTGATCCAATTTTACGTATTGGGGCTAATTCTGAGATTTGTAAGGAAAAAACCGAAGCATTCCTAACATACAATATATCCGATTGGTATTATTTTTTTCATGGATTTGCTGCACTTGATTGGTTTAGAAACACTCAGTATTACCCACCAGTAACTAAATTTGATAAAGTATTTATTACATTTAATCATCTTATTACAGATAAACGTAGTTATAGATTAAACTTAATAGCTAATATTGTTAAAAATAAATTAGATAATTATGGTGATATTGCTATGTCAATTGACAATCGAGATGAATTAATTTTAAATGAAATAAAAAATCCAAATAGTCTATTATCTGCTCAGGCTAAAAAAACAATTAGTAATAATTTACTCGGTTATGCTAACAGATTTGTAGTAGATACCGAACATCCAAATGGAAGTTTAAGTGCATATGATAGATTAGACATATTATCAAGAGGATTATGGCATGTGGTTACTGAAACTGTTTTTTATGACAAAAAACTTCATTTAACTGAAAAAATTTTTAAACCTATTGTAACTCGAAGACCTTTTATTTTAGTGGCCGCACCGGGAAATTTACAGTATCTGAAAAAATATGGATTCAAGACATTTGACCATTGGATCGACGAAAGTTATGATAGTGAACCAGATCATGATAAAAGAATTCAATTAATAATTAATCAACTTGACAATTTATGTAAATTAGATAGAATAGATTTAGAACAAATGTATAAAGAAATGACAGATGTTTTAGAATTTAATTTTCACTGGTTTTTTAACGGATTTAAAAATATAATTGTCAATGAAATGGTAGATAATTATCAATCAATTCTTCAAAACTGGAATGCGGGCAAAGACAAATCATTTTTAAGTTACATTGATTATTCACAAATAAATTTTGATGAAATTAAGCTAAGGCTCTCCGGCTATTGTCCTTAATATTAGTGTTTCCATGTCATAAATTCTTGTCCTAGTTGTTTTGCTATTAAGAACAATAAACAGTTTTTTCTTATTTTTTATATACACACTCATAACAAGACATCCGCCTGAAGCTTTTACATAACCAGTTTTACTTACAATTACATTATATTTTGCAACCAATGGATTAGTATTGGAGAATTTCCATTTACTAATTTTTCTTTTTTTCTTTTTAATTAATTCTCCAACAGATATATTAGAAGCTTTAATAATTTCCGGATATCTTTCGGCCGCTTGAAGAAGTTTTATTAAGTCAATAGGTGAACTTACGTTTCTATTATCTAGTCCACTACTATCTGCAAAATATGTATCTTTCATGCCAAGAATTTGAGCTTTACTATTCATATCGGAGATACAATTATTATAACCTTTATGATATGTTTCACATAATATTTTTGCTGCGGTATTGTCCGATTTTATAATTGCTAAGTTTAATAGTTGTTCTTTAGTTAAAGATAAACCTTTAAATTTTTTACTAACAACTTCGGATAAGTTAGGATTAGAATCAAGCACAATCATTGCAGTCATTAATTTAGTTATTGATGCGATTGGCTGTATAATTTCTACATTTTCTGATTCTATAATTTTGCCATCGGCGTCTGCTATCAACCAAGACTTTGCTTGTATATTATTAGCAAATGAAATATTACAAAAAAATAAACCAATGATAACTGCTATAATTTTATTCATTAAGTATTTAAACTTTTTAAAAAAGTTATTTTACACTAGAATCATGAATTTCGCAATCTATCCATTTTAAATTTTGATAATGTTCATATGGCCATTGTCCTTTTGGTAATAAACAACGACCTAATTCTGGGTGGTTATCTATACGAATTTGAACTGTTGCCCAAATTAACCAAACTATATAAAGTATACCCACTAATGACATACTATAACACAATATTCTGTATTTTATAGTTTTTATACGTTTACGTCGAACACGGTTTTCTATAGCATTTCTCTGCATTTCTGCAGCGATTGCGCCTGCCTGTTCTTTGCCTACTACTTTCATCATAGCTTCAACTTCAGTCCACAATGCACCTAGTTCGGGTGGACTTTGGTAGACCATGATTTCACGCAATTCTTCACCCATTGCAGTTAATTGCTTTTTAAGTAGAACACGTTGTAAAGCACGTCGACCTATGCTGTCGGTTCCGTGATAAACTTCGGTTTTACTGCGACGTTCTTCTTCTTCAAATACAGCATTACATTTATAAAGATTGTCGAAGTAAACGCCTAGTTGTTCTCCTATTTGTGTATAGATGTTGGAAGTGTCGCCTCCTTGCTTATTAAGAGCAATAATGCGATTTTTTTCTTCAATAAATTGATTTTTTTCGTGTACTGTTGGAGCACGATCTTTATATTTCTTATGGAATTGGTCGTCAAGATCCGCGAGGACATCTTTAACATCCCCGGCAGCTCCTTTGATATCCTTGTAAAGCTTACATCCCTCTTTTACAAGTTTTACTGCTCCGTTTGCTAAAGCAAACAGCGTTAATGGATCCACGCCCCTAGAGATTCCTTATTATTTTTATTTGAGAATCAATTGTAATCGAACGCTTAGTATTTATTACATTCTATGCGGAGTTTTAGTGGGTTGTGGTGGGGGTGGTGGATTTCTAGGGGGTTTGTGTGCAAACCAGCTCATTGTTGGCTCCTTAAGTCAATAAAAAAGCCTGGAAAACCAGGCTTATTTGTAATTAATTTTAGTTCCAATTCCTGTTCCTTTTTGTAAAGGACTATCATCTGGTATATATATTGCTTTACCTACGCCTACCATACAAAATTCATTTGTTTTTAAATCTTCTATAAACCAACTTGAAGTTTGTGTTTCAAAGTTAACATATAGTAAATTTACGGTTTCTTCATTAGGGGCCTGTGTAACTAAAACAAGTTTTTCATTATATTTTTGCATGGTCGCCTCGACATCTTCAAAACTACCACACATGAATTTAATTTGTCTGGTTCTAGGTTCTGCTGTAGCTGCCGCGGCTACGGTGGCCAGTAAGATGGCAGCTAAAATTTTGCTCATATTGTATATATGACATAGACACTAAAAAATTATGTAATGTTATTTTAATTATACCGTGAACAAACTATTTCGTAAAATTCGTCTAGTTCACTACTCCATTTTCCTACTAAATATTCTGCTAAATCTTTGCAAAGTTTGCCATTTTTTTCTTTATTTGCTTGTACGAACTCACCGTGTAATTTTTTCCAATGTTCTAACATCATAACTTCTGTTAATGGAATTTTATCTCCGGCGATTACACAAAAAGTTTCTAAAATTTCTTCTCCAACTAAATGAGGTTCGAGCTCAAGTACGGTGTATCGTTCACTTAGTGCTTCGGCTGTTTGTCTTGAAAATATTATATCCATTATCGTTTTTTTATCCCCACTGACTTGTATATATCTTGTACAGCACGGGCTTGATAATAACAATCAATCAATGCGTTATGAGCACCGTGTCTATCTTTTTTTCTAGGATCGCCGTGAACACTAAACAATGTGCGACTATCTCTGATTTGCCAAAATTGCCATGGCGTAGGACGTCCAACTTGCCTGTACAAATCTTCTAGTATTACAATATCAAATGCTGGTCCTTGACACCATATATTATCTGCTCCTACTAAAAATTTATTTAATTGGTCAAGCATTTCGTTTATGCTTATACGACCGTCCGTTCCCATAGCTTCTTCACGAACCTCTTCAGTCTGTGTTCCCCACCATGTTACAGTTTCATCTTGAACATGACGATCCATAGATAACTGTTCATCTACATCAGGCTTAAGATACAATCCTTGTCCTTGATCGACGTCGCCATCCCATGGACTAAATTTTACAGCACCTAGTGTGAGAATTACTGACCACGGACGAGTACTTAGAGTTTCAATATCGAGCATTACATCCATTATTGACTCCTGAGAGCTTTTTCTGCTTCGGCCGCGGCCACCCGACGACGCAAGCTACTAGAACTAAATGAATGATCACGTTTATTAAAAACTAAAGCTATTCCCCTAGTGTAACATTCTTCATCTCCGGTAAATGGTTTGCCTTCGTATTCGACACCCAATATACGTACATCAATTGGTAATGTCAAAATGATATCAATTAAATCTTGTTCAGTCTGATATACAACCACTTCATCCACGTAGCGGCATGCCGCCAATTGAATTTGTCTTTCAACAATGCTTTGTACCGGAGGGTTCTTGGTATCCGGCCGGTCAATTGTAGGGTCTGTCTGAAGTCCGGCAATAAGATAATCACAATGATTTTTAGCCTCTGCCAGCATTGCCACATGCCCTGCGTGACATAAGTCAAAAGTGGAGAAGGTGATTCCAATCTTAAGTCCTTTATCCTTAAGTTCTCGAATTTTATTGAATATCATTAGCTAGCTGGTTCTAATTTAACGTTGAGAGGAAAACCATTGTTACGAGCAAGTAGTGTTGCTTCTACACCTTTTTGTTCAGCGATTTCATAAGGTAAGGTACTAACTACAGAACTACCTTCTTCATGTATTTTATGAGTTAATTCCAGGGCAGTTTCTTCTGAATGATGAAAAATATTTTTTAAAGATTCTACTACAAACTCCATAGTTGTAACATTATCATTTATATAAATCACATTGAACAGACTAGGGGGTCTAATGTTTGTTTTTACTTGTATTTTTGGCTTTACAATGATGTCTGTTTTGCTCATAATTTTATAGAGTTAAGTGGGGGATTAATCCCCCACTGTTATTATATTACTTAGCAAAAGTAATAGCAATCTTCTTGGGCTTATCTTCTTCAGGAACGATATGCTCAATACTCACTGCTAAAATACCATTTACTACAGTGGCACCACGGACTTCCATATGATCGGCTAGTGGAAAACTACGAGTAAAGTTGCGAGAACTAATACCACGATAGTGATATGTAATTTCTTCTTTCTCTTTTTTCTCACCACGAACAGTTAAAACATTGTCTTTATATTCAATGTCTAGTTCATCCTCGGCAAAGCCAGCAACGGCCAGTTGAATAGCATAATGTGTTTCATCAATTTGAACAATGTTATGCGGAGGATAATTATCGTTAACTTTACTGTTAGCAAAGGTACGATTTAACTCATTGAATAGTCGGTCAAATCCAACAGCATGACGAGCAAGAGTAGGTAGATCAAAAGTTGTAATATAGGTTGTCATAATTTTCTCCTTTCATTAAGCAAGTATGACATATATGAGTCCAGACCCCTGAGGCATCTGGACTGCATATTCTTTACTTTGTTTCTTTAAATTCAGCATCAATAACATCATCGTCTGATTTAGGCGGATCAGACTCTGGTGCGGTTGACTGCTGTTTTACTTCATTAATAATATTTGAGGCGACAAACAATTCCGATAATCGAGTAGTGATCACTTCTTGGTCTGTGCCTGCTACTGCTTCTTCTAATTTAGCGATAGCGTCTTGTATAGTCTTCGTCTGATCCTCCGAGAGTTTGCCTTCTACTTCTTTCAGATCAGTGCGAACCTTGTGGATTACCGAATCCGCTTGATTCCTTGCTTCAATTAACTCGCGTTGCTTTTTATCGGCGTCAGCATTAGCTTCAGCATCGCGAATCATTTCCTCAATCTGTTCTTTGCTTAGACCAGAATCGGACTTAATAGTAATCTTATTTTCTTTGCCAGTTTTTTTATCCTTGGCACTTACCTTAAGAATACCGTTAGCATCAACATCTAGCATGACTTCAATTTGTGGCATGCCACGAGGAGCAGGATCAATGCCTTCTAAATTGAACTCACCTAGTAGTTTATTATGTTGTACAAGTTCACGTTCACCTTGATAGACTTTAATAGTAACTGCAGGCTGATTATCCTCAGCTGTGCTGAACACTTGGCTATTCTTAGTTGGTATTGTAGTGTTC